CTTTGGTCATAACACTGGAATGGCCTTTAAGAAAGCCGGGAATGCGATTAAAAACTTCTTTGGTTTTGAGGAGGGGGGGCACGTTCCGCCGCGTAATCGACATTTGGCAATCCCGGTCTCGATGGACCCCCGGGCCAAGAAATGGCGAGATAAAATGGGCGCTACACATGCGTTTCTGTCTCACCACGACCATCCGGTTCCAAAAAAGGCCTGTGGAGGTCGCATCTTTGGTCAAGCGCATCCGGCGCATCGCCTAGAAGCAATCGCAAGACATCATGCAGAGGGTGGCTTTGTGAAGCCCCATAACGCGAAGGAATTCTTCACCAACTTTGGACACAATACGGGTGAAGCGTTCAAGCGCGCTGGAAAGGGAATCAAGAAGTTCTTTGGTTTCGCGGAAGGTGGAAATGTTGGCTTTGGTCCACATGGTTATAAGAATCATCCCATTCTTCGCCATCGTTCAAAAGAATTAGGGCACATGGAAAATCGTTTAGACCGAAGAATGGCGCGTCCTTCTCGTGGGGACAGACCTTCCAAGTTTGCGATGGGGGGAGCCGGTAAAATTCGTCATGACCAAATGACTCGTTCTGGAAGACAAGAAAGTGTTAGTGCTTCTCGTCAAAGAAGAACACACGTTGACCCTTATAGCTAAGTGATTATCAAATACATTGAAGATTTGTTACATCACTTTCGAGAGCGCCAGAAGTTAGTCTCGGAAAGATTAACTTCTGGTGACTTCAAGAATTTTGAAAGTTACAAGGAAATTGTCGGGCTGTTGAAAGGATTACAAGAGAGTGAGACAATAGCTAAAGATTTATATAAAGCGTTGACAGAACCGTATTACGAAAATAAAGAGGACGTATGAAAGTTGCACCAGACTGTTATATCTCACCTGATTTACCTTTAGAAGAACGCATTACATTAGTCGAAGAAATATTAGGATTTGAGACTCCTGACGTGAAAGGCTATCAAATTGCGGTCTCTATTTTTTTGCGCCCAAATGAAACAGAGCCTTTGCGCGATGAAACTGGAAGTTTAATTTTAGACTCACAAGGAAATGCGAAGAAAATAATTATTCCAGAACTGGCTACGCGTAATGACCGTTGGCATAGTTTTACCGGATTAGTGATTGCAATGGGCCCAGAAGCTTATAAAGGAAAACGTTACGAAATCAGCGGGGCATGGACGTATATCGGTGAGTGGGTTGTGTTTCCTAGAAATGAAGGCACTCAATTAACCTACAAAGATACACCGATTCAAATCTTTCCCGATGATAGAATTTTAATGAGTACAAAAAATCCGGAATATATTACACGAATTTAATGCTGTATTAGCTGTTTGTAAGGAGATGTATGTCAGCAATAATAGAAAACGAAAATCCTGTTGAAATTGAGGTTGAATCCAGTCCGATAGAAGCTTCCCCTGAAGAAGGTGTTTCTGAAGAAGAAACACTTCCTATCCATAAAGTTCGAAAGAATGCTAGTCAAATTATTGATTCTCTAAACCGGGAAAAATATCAGCTTCAATCCGAACTCGATGCAGTGCGCCGCCAAGCTCAAGAATATCATAAGGCTGCCGTCGCGAGTTTAGATTTTTCCACTAAACAATATAATGAAACCTTGCTTCAAAGAATGGCCAGAATAAAGGATGAAAAGATTAAAGCACGCGCAGAAGGGGACGTCGAAGCCGAAACGCAAGCCGATATGGCGATGAGCTTAGTGGGCGCCGAGTTGAGTCGTGCTCAACATTTGCAGCCCCCTACCGATGCACAACCCTCTCTCCCTCCTCAAACGCCAGTGATGCCTTTTACGCCTCCTGAATATATTAATGCGGATGTAGCCAATGAGTGGGGTGCTCGTAATACGTGGTTTAATCCGCAAATGCCGGATTTTGACCCCTTATTAAGACAACAGGTAGATGCCTTTTGTGCTCAATCAGACCAGAACCTACGTGCTAATGGGATGGGGGAATATATCTGGTCACCCGAATACTTTGCCGAAGTCGATAAACATGTTCATAAGCTTCGAAAATTACGCAATGAATCGTCAGGAGAATTAAATATGAGCGCACCTCGCGGAAGTGTGACAGGCGTTTCAAGAACGCCGGTAAACGCTTTACAACCCCGTCAGGCAGTTAGGCTTTCTGATGCAGAGATGAAGATGGTGAAAGCCTTAGGTATTGATGCGCGCGAATATGCGAAAAACAAAGTCCAAGACCAAAAAGAACGTCCAGAATGGTGGAGATAAATTATGGCACGCGATAAAGGTTCTAGAATTGAAGATAATATCGATTTGGCAGAAACGGTGGCAGAAGATACTGATGCACGTGTAGGACGGCATGCAGAGACTCGAATGGCACAAGTACGTGAGCAATATAAACGCGACCTCATGAATATGACGTATCGCGATGTGTTGTATGTGGATGAAGCCTATAAAAAGCCCGGATTCGACTATTTGTGGGTTCGAGAATCTTTACACGGGGAACCGGATGTCGCAAACTTTGCGGATGCCAGGCGCCGCGGATGGGAACCTGTGAAAGCCGACCGCTTTGCCGATGTATTTTCCGATGACTTGTTTGGGAAAAGTACTCAAAAAGGAGGTTATCGGTATCAACGCGGTTTAGTCCTTTGTGAACGGCCAAAAGATATTGGCGACTTAGAACGCCAACGCATCCAAGAGGAAAGCGACCGGGTATTAAGAGGCTTGAAAGGCCTTCAGAATAACCTTGGGGACAACCTGACTCAGTCGGATTTTAACCACGTAAAACGAGGGTATACGCATGATTTTTAATAAGCTAAAAGAAGTTTATGAGTCATTCAAAAATTGGATTCGAAATATTAAGAGATGTAAATGCCTTGTTTACAAGGCGTTATTAACGACAACAACAGGTTAATAATAAAAGTTTCTGTTAAAAAATCTGGGCTCCCTAATATTTTTAATGCCATGATTGATACGGGAGCTGCTCATACTTGCATAAGCAATAATGTAATCCGTTCTTTAAGTTTAGATATATGTAGAGAACAATCCGTTTATAACGTGCACTCGGAACTTCCTACTTATCTATATTCAGTGGATTTAATAATTAATACTGAAAAAATACGCTGTTTTCTACTCAAGCTATGGAATCGGTTCTTTTTCTTAATGCCAAATTCCAGATAAATCGACATGTTTCAAATTCTCGTTTGAGTTGCTTACGTTGGGCCAGCGTCTGGTAAACCCTAAATTTATAGGCTTTCACAAAAACCAGAATCAACAATGGATTGGGAGGCTAAGTCTAAAGCGGCGAAAAACCGCCGTTAACAACTTTTAAATAGCCTCGTCCTGGTCGCTACGCTCCCAATGACTTAACCCCCGCTTCGCGGCTGAGCTACCTTTGGGTCACTCGACTTTCGGTCTCGTTCCAATGTGGCGGTGTGTGGTTTACGTCTATCGTTTCACCCCCCTGGGTGTTTGGATCGAGTAGTGCTTTCATCATCTCTTCGAGCGTGTTGATACGTTCGCAGTCATAGGAAAGTGCTTTTTCTAATAAATGGATTTTTTTGTTAAAGTAAGCCCACATCAGAGCGGCTACAGCGCTCCCCAAGAAGGAAAAAAAGTATCCGTTTAGTACAGTCATTTATCCCATCCCTCCCGCTAACCCATCATTTGTTGGGGGTAGCCCATCTGTTGTTGTTGCATACGGTCAACTGCTTCTTTATACGTTGGGATATTTAAAGCCCGATGATAATCTTGAATCGCCATATTATTGTAATTCTGAGTGGGGTCTAGCTGACCTTGTTGCTGCATAATTTTTGAAAACAACGCGCGTTTACCGCCTGCCCCTAGATTCGGCGTTTGTTGGTCAAACCAGGTCTTAAAGTCTTTCGACTGTTGTACAGACCCACCATCGGAAAATCCTTGCATTGGCGCTTGCATCATGGCTTGTTGCATCGGCATTTGGCCCATCATTTGTGAGGGCATCATCCCCGGCATTCCCATTGGCATTTGCATTTGAGGCATCATGCCTGGCATTTGCATCTGGGGTTGAGGTAATCCCAAACCTGTCATCTGCTGGAAGCTCCCAATATCCATCTTATTAATGAGATTGTTTAGGTCTCCCTGATTTTTGTCGATTTGAGCTCTAACGGGCGCCATTTGCTGATCATAGGCTTGCTTATAAGGTGCGAGCTGTTGTTCATAAATGTCATTCTGTTGTTTTTCATATTCGCGTTGTTGACGTTCCGCTTCTTCTTGTTGCTTACGCGCTTCTTCCATCGCGGCTTGCTTCTCATTATAGGTAGGACCTAAAAAGTTATTGGCGAGCATGCTGGTGGCGCCTCCGACCACGCCTCCCACCCCGGGAATTAAGGAAACCGTATCCGCTATGGGCGCTATGGTTCCTTTCACAATGTCATTAAACGCATCCATCCCTTTTGTTTTACCTTTCACGGCCCGGTCAATGCCTTCCACGAGGTTTCTCGCACCCTGCGTAATGCCACCGCCAATATCTGTGAAGAAGTCCTTCGCGTCATATTTCTTATGATGCACGGCCGCGTCAATGGAGCCAATGATGGCCCCGAGGCCCGGAATCTTCTTAAAGAAGTTCTTAATGGAATCGCCAATCCCAAAGGTTGGTAATCCCGTATATGGATTAATTGCACCCCCAAAATGCTCATCCAAATAGCGGGCTTCTTTTTTATTGATGTGCGCCAAGATGGTATCTTTACCCACACTGTGCCGACGAATCAAATCAATCGCGTCTTGGAGTTCAGAAGAAGGGCCATGATGCATAAAAGTCTCCTTAGCCTGCGAAGTTAAAACCACCGAACTGTTGTGGCATCATACCGGCGAGACCGCCCATCATTTGAGGGGAAAGTCCCGCCATTTGTGCACCCTGCATTCCGAACTGCATCGGAGAAGCTTGCATAAAGGATTGTGGCGCATAGGCGTTTGCCATTTGGCCAAATCCACCGGCTAATTGTTGACCAAAACCTTGTTGTTGCAATTGTTGAGGTAATTGTTGATTAAGCATATTTCCTCCCATTTGTAACCCATTCTGCATCATTTGGCTCATTGGAGTATTAAAGCCTTGAGGCGCAATCTGATTAAAAGTGTTCTGGGCTTGTTGCATCCAAGGAGGCGTTTGAGCTGGAAGCACGAATTGCTGTTGGTATTCTGGAAAGCCCATCATACTGGCACCCATATTGCCGAGCATGTTGCCAATGCCCATCCCTTGTTGTCCACCAATTTTATTCCCAAGCGCACTTAAGGCCATCGGCGCTAATTGAGCCGCTAAAGGGGCAAACACTTTGGCCGCAGGGGCTAACGAATTCATGATGCCTGGGGCATTCTGAATAAAGGCGCTTCCCGCCCTTCCCAAGCCTGAGGCTAACGTGCTGGCGCCACTGGCCAACCCTGAACCTATTTTCCCAAAAAAGTTACCAAGACTACTTAGCATGAGTGTTCTCCAGAATTCTGTAAAAAAATGTCCTTTCAAGAATCCTCTATTATATAGCACTTGTTTTTCAAGAAACAGTTGTTTAGAATTATGTCATGAGCAGGCCCCTCATTAAACGGCCCAGAGGTATCCAAACTCTAGGGGCGCGACACCCATACCTGTCGCAAGAGCAGTCCCCTCTTTAAACGGTCGAGCGGTATCCAGACGCTACAGTTCTCTGAGCTATAAATCAGAAGACAATAATCTATTTTTTTAGATTAAGCTTTAATGCGTCTGGAGTAATTATGTACGGAATTAATAAGCCTTTAGGCTTTCTGCCTTATCGCTCTAATAACGGTTCCACATGGAACAATCAACTTACCAGTTACCGAATTCAAACCAATGGGGGAAGCCCAGCATTTGGTTATGCACAGAATATCTTCTGTGGCGACCCAGTCGCATTAGGAAATGATGGAACAATTGTTTTAGCTTCTGAAAGTGCGCCGGTTTTAGGCGTCTTTGGCGGGGTTAAATACACGATTCCTGCGGGACAAAGTGGGATTGGCGGACCTTACATTTTCTCTCCTTATTGGCCTGCAAATACCAGCGTTTTACCAAACACCACCATTGAGGCCTTGATTATTGATGATCCGAATGTGGTTTATAACATTCAAGCCTCGAATTCTAATCCGACTGGTGTTGGGGCGGCTGCGATTCCGTTAGGTGTAAGTGCGATACAGATTGGCAAAAACGCCAACTTTGCGATTGGGGGAATTCCATTTACGGATAATCCGGCGATTGTTCCGCAGAACCCTACCATGGGAACCGTAGCAAATGGGCTTTCCAGTTATTACTTAGATGTTAGCACGATTGCTCAGTCAAATGCTAATACGCTAAATTTAAAGATTTTAGACTTAACGCCTGTTACCACTCCAGGAGTGACGAATCAAGGTTCTTACCAGAATGCGTTTTACCCAAATGGGGGTGTTGGTATTCAGGTCGGAAATTTCAATAACGTACTCGTAATCTTCAATAATGATGTGCTGAAGGGTGGCCCTGGTACACCTTCGGGTATTCAGAATGTTACACAGACGGACACCATTGCTGTTGCAGATTTTAGAACCGTATTTAGCGTTGGGGTAAACCTTGTGAATGCGCCCGGTGCTGGATTTACGCTCGTGGTGAATAGTTTCAGTTTGACGTTTAGTGGCTTAACAACTGCCTTTACGGGGGGTGGGGCTGTTGGATTGAAATATGGAGCGGTTCCTTTAGCGGCTCCTTTTGCGTCAGGTCGCGTAGCAGCGGCTGCCATTACGGGTATTCCCCTAGGAGCAAATCCGACAACGCTTACGTTTAGTGGCGTTCCGGTCGGTTTATCGGCTGTGGGGATCACAGACACGGCATTGACATTAGCGGGTGCAACGGCCGATTTTGCGAACGGCGCGAATGCAACCATTTCATATACCTTAAATTACAGCATTGTCCCAACAGTTTAAGTAGGAGAGTTTTAAATGGCATCAATAACTACTACCGCAATACGCAACCTACTTTATCCGGGTCTTAAGACCGTGTTTGGGGCGTATGAACAATATCCCGCTCAATGGAAGCGCATTTATACTACGTACCACTCCGACAAGGCGGTGGAACTGGACGTTGAAACTAAACAATTAGGTTTGGGTCAAATCCGAGCTGAAGGTGCGCCAACTGCTGTGGATACGATGGGTCAACGTTTTGTGACCACTTATATTCATCGATTCGTCGGGTTGTCTTTCGTGATTACGCAACAGGCGATGGAAGATAACTTGTACGAGTCCCAATTCCCGCAACAAACTAAAAGTTTGTATGATTCCTTGAATCAATCCAAGGAAGTCTTAGGCGCGGCTTTGTTGAACAATGGGTTTAATGTCAATTATCCGATTGGAGATGGTCAGCCTGTATTTTCCATTAACCACCCCATTGATACGGGAGTGGTTGCGAATACCCCAACTGTCCCCACTCAATTAAATGAACAAGCCATTGAATCCGCAATTAGCACGATTCAACAGTTCCAAGACCAAGCCGGTTTAATTGTGAAGACGCGCCCGATGGAATTAATTGTTCCCAATCAGTTACAGTTCACCGCAGACAGATTGTTGTATTCCAACTTCCGTCCTGGAACTGCAAACAATGATATCGGTGTGATTCCTCACATGAATTTAATTCCTCAAGGCGCTTCTGTGAATCAGTTCTTAACGAGTCAAACAGCGTGGTTTATTAAAACCGATGCATCGAATGGCTTTAAGCATTTCCAAAGAACGCCTATCAAAGTAGATTTCTATACCGACTTCTCTACTGACAACTTGCTATGCAAAGCGGTAGAACGTTATAGCTTTGGGATTTCAAACTTCAGAGCCACTTACGGCTCACCAGGGGCTTAATGCATGAAAGCGCATTTAACTGAAGAACGCACAAAGATTGAAGCGACTTTAAAGTCTAATGAGAGTTATTTGCAATCTATTGAGAATGCAACTCGAAAACTCACGCATGACCAAGCCGTTTTAATTAAACAAAATGACCAATTAAAAGGCGCGCTTGCGCTTCTCGATGGATTGATAAAGAAGTGTGACGAAGACGCTCCACAGGAGTCGTCTAATGCGCCCCTTTGAGTTTTATTGGCCCCCTCAGAGTATCAATGCTATTGCGGTTGAGCAAACTTTAACAGCGCCGGGAGCCGTTATTCTAACTTCTCCTGTTTTTACCTACGATAAAATCGTTCGCAGCGTTTCTGTTACGAGTACCGACAACATTGAAGATATTCTTTTTACCATTCAAGGGACTTATCAAGGGAAACCGATTAGTGCCACGATAACGGGTGTCAACAACAGCACGGTAGATACCAGTACCGGCCGCTATAGTTCTAATTGGGCATTTCCCCCCCAGCTATCCGCAACGGATATTATTTTTGATACGGTTACATCCGTCACGGCCAGTGGAGACATTGGCGATTTCCCAATTACTTTTTCGGTAGGGACCGGATTATATGGGCGTAGCGCCTGGGTGAATTTTGATTATTTTGAAGATGGGATTACCAATAGTATACAAGTCGCATTTCAAGAAGGAGTAGGGGAAATTGAATATTCGTTTGGGGTGACGTTGCAGGATGTTGGGACCGTCCCGGTGGATAAATTATTATTAATTGACCCCACTCAAGGGGGTAGCATGGAGCATGCAACCACTCCTCAGTTGAGTTATTGGTTTTATCCTTATCGGTATGGCGCAGTTTTTATTAGCAACGCTAGTAACCCCACCAATGCGGAGGGGTATCTCCATGGAATTATTATCAATTCTGGAAATGGGAGAGGATAATGAATAGAGAAACTAAGAACTGGATTCAGGATGCACATATTAAAAAAGGGGCGCTCCATCGAGAACTCCACATTCCTCAAGGTCAAAAAATTCCTCAAAAGACTCTTAAAAAAGCGGAACATTCAAATAATCCCTTATTAGCGAAACGCGCCCGATTAGCCGAAACGTTTAGAAAGATGCATCACCGGTAAGAGAGATGAAAGTATGGCAACCAGTGGAACCTACCTTTTTGCCTCTCCACAGAGCGAGCAGCTCATTACGGATGCGTATGAACGGGCAGGCTTAACACCCCCTAAAATTACTGGAGAACAAATTCTCTCCGCCCAACGTTCCATTAACTTCATTTTACAAGACTGGGTAAACCGTG